AGTGCCATTCGCGCCCGCGAGGCCGTTAGTGCCGTTCGCGCCCGCGAGGCCGTCAGTGCCATTCGCGCCCGCGAGGCCGTTAGTGCCATTCGCGCCCGCGAGGCCGTTAGTGCCATTCGCGCCCGCGAGGCCGTTAGTGCCATTCGCGCCCGCGAGGCCGTTCAACCCGTTCGCGCCATCGGTCCCGCCGATAGCGCCACCAGTAACAGTGCCCCCGGTACCGGGACCGGCTGCCCCTGGGCCGCCGGCAAGAAGAGTGTCCGATGTAATACCCGGAAGAATAGACAGCCCATCGCTACCGGGTGCGCCACCGCCAAGGGCACCACCGCCAAGGGCACCACCGCCAAGGGCACCACCGCCAAGGGCACCACCGCCAAGGGCACCACCGCCAAGGGCACCACCGCCAAGGGCACCACCGCCAAGGGCACCACCGCCGGTAACAGTGCCACCGCCGCCGGTAACAGTGCCACCGCCGCCGGTAACAGTGCCACCGCCGCCGGTAACAGCACCACCGCCGCCGGTAACCGCACCGCCCCCGGTAGTTGCAGCAGCGACTTTGTCGGCGGCGGCCTTGTCCGCCGCGACTTTGTCCGCCGCAACTTTGTCCGCCGCAACTTTGGCGACAACTGCTGCGGCTTTATCCGCGATAGTTTGAGCCGCCGTGTTGGTTGTCGTGTTGGTCGCCGTGTTGGTCGTGGCATCCGTCGACAGAGCTGTAAGCCCGGGCTCTGTGGGGTACACCACTTTGGAAAGATCAAGAGCCGGCAGCGCCCCTTTTGAGAGCGCCAAAAGGGAAAAACCCCTATCCCCGCCATCACCGCCCCGACCCGTATCGGATGAAACGGGCGTGAACCCGGGGAAGTTCAATCCCCCAGAAGAACCAGAGCCATCCCCCACGATAGCTTGGCCGCCGGTTAAGGGTGGATTGGCCGACTCACCGATACCCAACAAAGCGGAATACGCTTGAGCTTGCGCGGCAGCAGAGTCTCTTTCGGACAATGTCGCAACAGTGCCGTCCGGGAGTGTTACGCTTCTACCATCAGCGGAAAGCGTGCCTATTAAGGGTTGATCGCTAGAAACTCCGCGTATTTCTACCTTAAATTCTTTTTCGCCCGTTTGTGGGTTTACCGTCCACCCTTCAGTATTGTAGTTTTTCTCTACCCTGACTTGATTGCTAGGTAGCCCACCGGCAACGGCAGTATCGTTACTTGCGGCACTGCCTGCAGCGGCACTGCCCGCAGCAGTACTGCCCGCAGCAGTACTGCCCGTTGCCGCAGTACCAGTATTTGGGGTATCGCTTGGGAACAATTTAGATAAATAAGGATCTGCGGCGATAACATCATTAAGTTGTTTTGACCGATCGGCAAAACTTAAAGTTATCCCTTTATCGTTATTTTGTTTATCTAATTCCTGTATTTTATTGGCTAATATAGATTGTATTGCGCTATCGGATAGCGGGCTGACCGACGAGGGTAGCCCGGTGTTTGGGGGCGGCCCTTCTAGGCTGTCCATGGCCGAAAGCCCCGGCATGCCCGAGCTTGTACCTGCAATTGCGTCGGTAGTCGCGGGGGCTGCCACGTTCAAGGTGTCCAAGCCCGGCATGGGGACATCCGCTGCGGCGCGTTGAATGTCACTGGTGAGTTCTGCCGGCGTGGCACCAGATGTTGTCAACTCGGAGACACCCGGGGCCGTACGCGCTACGGTTTCCGGCAGGTTGCCGGTAGGCGCAGCGTCGGTAGCTGAAACAGCGCCGGTGCTGGCCGGGGCACCACCGCCCGTGATGCCGGCCTTCATGGCTGCCGTGAGCTGGCCGATAGTCGCGTTCAAGGCGGCGCCGGTGGGGTCCTTGCCCAACAGAGCGGCGACCGCCGTGGGGCCGAGGATCCGCATTACCGCCGGTGGGATGTTCAGAGCGTTCCCGGTACCGCCCACCAGGGCATTCGCCCCAGATGTGGCCGCCCCGCCCAGGCCGCCGGTGATCAGGGCGTCGCCTACAGACTTGCCCGTCATGGCGGCGCTCAAGCCGCTCCTGGCGGCACCGGTGACCGCGTTCGAGGCGATGTTGCCGAACGCGCCGCCACCGACGGCGTTGCTCGCCGCCGAGCCTGCGGTGTTGATGACTGGAGCAGCCGCGGCACCAACACCGCCCGTCAGGCCACCCGTCAGGATGCCCTTCAGGACATTGCCGCCCTGGATGGCTGAATTCAAACCACCACCGATGGCGCCAGCCGCCGCGCCCGCGCCGATACTGCCGGCAGTCAGGCCCATCAGCCCTGCGGCGCCCAGGCCAATGCCGCCCGTTGCCAGCGCACCCAGGACAGCCGGAAAGGCTTGGTCGTAGAAGGACGGCGGCTCATCCAGGCGCTGCGATGCAACCAGCTTGCCGCTCTTGTCGTAGATGTCGACGGCAGGCGCCCCCCGATCGTTCTTGGGGACGATCGCGTAGTCGCTCAGGGCCTGCTTGAGCTCGTAGGACGCGCCGCTTGTCGGTGTGTACCCTTCTTGGGTGCGGCCACCCGTTACCTCACCCTGGATCTCGGTCCCGGGGTCGTAGGTGTACCCGGACGTCTCGTACAACGGACCCTTGAACCCGATGATGTTGGCGAGCTCCGCCCAGTTGCTGCCGGTCTTGCGGGAGCCCTCGCCGTAGAAGTCCTGGAACCCGTACCCCGGCTCGCTGACGATCGGTGCGCGCGCGGCATCGCGCGCAGTGATGAAATCTTGCGAAGCGGCGCCTGGGTCAAAGGTGCTTTGGCGGGCCTCTACGATGGGGTTGTAGTACGAATCTTGCCCGTTGAAAACGTAGTCGCCGCCGGTCTGCGCAATCGTAGTCGGCTGGTACGCGGCCTGCCGCTCCGCCAAGTAACTCTCAAGGGTCTGTCCCGGGGTGTAGCTCATACTGTCATTGCTCCGGTCAGGGCGAACGCCCAGTCCTGCCATCTTGAGAAACCGCGCGGATCAGGCACGCTCGACTTGGTGAAGTAGCCAATGCCCGACAACCCGGCGCCCCACTCCTGCCACTTGTCCTCGGGCACGGTGCCCAACTGCTGGGGGGCGAACTGCTCCGCCGTACTGGCGCACCAGTAATCCCACGTCAGGTTGCGGGGATCCAGGACCACCGCCATTATGGGTTACCCGTGCTGCGGACGTCGCCGGTCGTCAGTGACAGCAGCACGCTGCCGGTCTGGTAGTCCCCGTTCTCGGTGTTTGACTCAAACCGCAGCCGCATCTCGCGGCGTTGCTCGCGCATGTCGATCTTGAGCGTGCTGGGCGTGAAGGTGAACGGGTCCGATTCTCGGTTGACGTCCTCCGCGTAACCCCGGCCCGTGACCACCACGGTCATGTCCCCGGTCTGCACGAAGTCCGGCTCGACCCGCTCGATCCTCGTCCACACGTTGTCCCCAGGCTTCTGAGTAGCGCCCACCGTGCCGGTCAGGAAGCCCAGGTTGGCCGTCTCGAAGTAGCTGCGGATGGCGTTGACCGAGGTCAGGTAGATCTCGTTGGTGCCCGTCTCGTGCTGCCAGAGCGTGTAGTCCCCGGTGCTGTTGGCGACGTTGCCGGCCCAGATGGGCTTGGGCAGAACCTCGGAGAACACGCCGGCGGAGCGTTGGGCGCCGATCGCTTCGCCCGCGTCGTACCACGTCTTCTCGCGCACGTTGTAGATGACCGCGTCGGTGCACTCGGTGGCGGCACCCTTGGGGTAGAACCACCAGATCTCACCGTACCGGGGGATCTTGGTGGCCCAGACTTTCTGGCGCTGCGCAAAGTTCAGGTTGTCGAAGAAGTAGTTCTGGTTGACGTCGTTCTGGATCTCTTGGACCACGCCGTTGTACATCAGGAACCGGTCGACGCCGGCCCAGTAGAAGATGCCGTCGTACTCGATCACCGACTTCGACGACATGATCGACGTCTGGCTGCTGATCAGGTCGTAGGTCCAGTAGAAGTTCTGGCCTCCCGCCGACGTCGGCGCGAAGCTCACCCGCACGAGGGAGTCGGTGGACCAGAACAAGCCGCTGGGCGACGAGGAGCCGCCGCGCAGGGGCAGGCCGCAGACGATCTTGCCGGTGGACGTGTTGTTGGCGTTGGCGTCCGCCGAGACCCAGTTGTCGAAGTCACCGGCGCTGGAGTTCTGGATCAGTCCGTTGTTGCCGTAGACGAACAGGTACGGGTGCAGGACCACGCAGCCGCCCGACACCGCGATGTTGTTGTCGAACGTGGCCGTGATGCTCGCCGTCGTGACTGCGGCGGCGGACATGACCACCACCAGCAAGGTCACCGAGACCACCGTGGTGCCCGAGGGGATGCCCGAGCCGGTGATGGTCTGGCCGGCGCCCACGCGGGCGTTAAGCGCCGCCAGGGTGAATGTGGTCGTGCCGTTGATGCTGCCGGCTGCGGTGAACACCCCAACCTTGGACATCGTCAGGCTGCCCGGGGTACCCGGGAAGACGCCGCGCAGCACGGGCGTGTCCACCGTGGACGTGATGGCTAGAAGGTTCTGGCCCGGGTGCGCCACCAAGTTGTTGGTCGCGCTGCCGGTCGAGTCGTACCCAATGTCGAACTGCCAGAGGTTCACGTCGCTGACCGTGAAGTTGCTCAGGGAGTAGGCGTAAGGCCCCGTGCCGATGCCGTTGTCCGTGTCGGTGACCCACTGCTCCAGGCCCGCGCTGTAGCCCGAGACCACGTAGTTCAGGCCGTTGGCGGCGGACATAGCCATGCCGCGCGAGATCCCGGTCGCGTTCAGGAAGGAGCCGGTGTACCCGCCGATCTTGCGCGGCAGGCCGCGCTGGAAGCGCACCCACTCGCCGTCGTTGTACCGGGTGCTGGCGAGCGACGTCCCGTCCCGTTGGATGCCCGGGAGGGCCGTCATCGAGATGACCTTCTGTGTCAAAACGTGCCCCCGCCGATGCCCACCGGAATCGCAAACCCGGTGGCGCTGAGTGTGGCCGCGTTGGCGCCTGCGATCGTGAACCCGATCTGCGCCGACGCCGGCAGGTAGATGCCCGTGGACAGGTTCGAGATGAAGTTCAAGGGCGGCGCTGCGGCGGAACCCGCATCGAGCGTCAGCCCGGTCACCACGCCCTGGGCGGTGCTGTTGGCGTTGTAGACGTTGGTGCCGTCGCAGACCGCCATCGCGGTCTTGCCCTGCGCCACCACGACCGTGGCGCCGCCGACCACCGCCGTCTTGAAGGTCAGGGTGAAGGCCCCGGTGGTGTTGTTCGTGAACGAGTAGAGCTGCACCGTGGAGGGCACCACGATGATCTGGTTTGAGGTCAGGACCCCCGTGTACTCCTGGACCGTGTTCGACGCCTGAGACGACGAGAGGGTCGTGGAGCCCCCTGTCACCGCCAGCAGGAGCTGGGTGTAGGCGAAGGTGTTCGAGCGCCCGTAACCGAACGTGTTGAACGTCGAGCCGTTAGACGCGATCACCAGGGACTCGGTGAGCTGGAGCTGTTGCGAGGCGTTCCCGTCGATCGTGTCGGTGCCCTGCGGCGTCAGTGTCAGGACACCGGTGCCGTTGTTGCGGATGTTGCAGAACCAGTTGTTGCCCACCGTGGCCGCCGGGGGCAGCGTGATGGCCCCCACCCCGCTACTCCACACCAGGAACTGCGCCCGGCTCGTGGTGGTCAACGTGATGTCGGAGAACAGGGCCGTGACCGGGTACGCTTGGTTCAGGGTCAGGTTGATGGGGGTCAGGCCGTACCCGGCCAGCGCCGAGGCGTTGGCTGTCGATGTACCGGCACCGAACGTCACCGAGGCCCAGGTGCCGTTGAGGGTCGCGTTGCTGGTCAGGAAGATGAACTGGGCGATGCCGGAGGCGATCGCGATGATCGTGTTGCCCGAGGTGTCGGTGACCGTGAAGGTGTTGGCGCCGACGTTGCGCACCAGCACCGACTGCCCCGTCGAGACCTGGGTGGCCGGCGGCAGCTCCAGCTTGAGCGAGACAACGGTCGCGGTGACGTCGATGATGGCGCTTGCCACGTCCCCCTGGTTGCCGTTGATGGGCCACTCCAGCGCCGTGTCGACGCTTATGGAGAGGTCCTCGTAGCTGACCTGGGACGGGCTGATCGTCTGACCAGTGAACGGATTGACGTAGGTGGTCATCAGGAGTCCTGTGCAACGGTTTGGCGGTCGCCTATGCGCAGCGCGTCCTCCGACTTGAGCGCCGTCATGGCCTCGGTGAAGAGCTGCGCCCACACCGCCAGCCGGGCGTCGTCCTTGAGGAAGGGCGCGGTCTGCTTGAGCGTGCCGAACAACATCGCGTTGGGCGCGTTCTGGGTCAGCCAGTTGGTCTGGTTGGTGGACGACAGCGGCGGCAGGCGGGTGTAGCAGAGCGCCTCGAAAGCGAACGCCGAGGCCGGCGTGGGCGCGATGAACCAGTGGTCGTAGTCGTAGTCGGCGTAGTACACCGGGGTGTCGGTGGCCGTGACGTCGGGCCAGTACGAGCTCAGGTATTCGAGCTTGCGCAGGTAGATGGGCTGCTTGGCGCCAGCCGCCGTGGTGAGGGTCATTGACACCGTCTTGCGCCACCGTGCCGGCTTGGCGATGACCGGGTTGCTCGCCGTCATGTTCGACGTCACCACCTCCATCTGGCCCAGCGTCTTGATCTCCTGGGCGATCTCAAACTCCGCCATGGTGATGGCGGTGGGAATGAATTCGACAACAGCCGGGTCGCTGCGCTCCAGGTACTGGAGCACGAGGCTGGACAGGCTGTCGTAGGTGAGGACGTAGGACGGTGTGGTCATCGGGGATCCTGGCGGGGTATTTTAGCGGTGTAGGACCACCAGCGGTAGTGCCGTCAGGACGCCACCAAAGCACGTTGCGGCAGCGTCTAGGAACTCCACTCCGTGCGGCCCCTGCGTGAGCTTGCCCGTTGCCCGCCAGTTGATAACCGCGTCACTGATCTCCTTGGCAACAGCAAACGCAGCCACCACGCCAGAGGCAATGGCAAGGCTATGAGAAGCAAAGAAGGCGACGTTGAAGATCAAGGCCCCATACAGCGCATGGTTCGCCTTGTCGGCGGGCAGTTGGGGTAGGTTCATGTCAGTGCCTTTGGTTTCAACTCAATCCGCAGTGCGCTGTTACTACCCTCCAGCATCACCGCTTCTGGCGGGATTAGGCCGCAGTGCTTCAGGGCAGCAAAGGTGTGCGGGTTGCTCATGGCATTGCGGAGCTTGGCAGGGGATGGCCGACCGTTGGCAATGATCTCGGCTTGGATGTCCTTGCCGATAGTGACCGTGAACTCGTTTGCTGCGTTGGCTTCAAACATCTGCTCGTCGGTGTAGCCTGGGATGCGCTCTGCAATCTCGTACAACTCAGCCAAGAGACGCTTGAGCATCTCAATCTCTTCCCGGTTCAACTGGAACGCTTCTGTCTGGGCGGGTAGGTGGGACTCAAGCTCCAGCAGTTCAGCCTGCTTAACTAGGATTACATGGGGCAGAGCATCAATGCGGATGAGGTGTTCAATCTCCAAGACCATAGCTTGATGCTTGAGGTCAGCTACCTTCTCCAGCGCAGCAGCCCGTACCCGGCCTTCCAAGAAACCCTTGAGAGTCTTGATCTTCTCCCAAGGAGTCTCCCCGATAACTTGGTATCGGTAGTTGAATTCTGAGTTTAGTTTGACTGCCATGATTTATGAGAAGGAGAAGCCAGCAGCAGCAGTGTAAGACCGGATGGTTCCCGTAAGCGCCGCTTGGTCTGCGGAAACAACGCCAGTGTTAGAAACCAAGTTTGTTATGGCAGTGTAGAAAGGGCTGCTCCCTTTTTGCCCAAAACCAAATATAGCCTTATCGCCACCATATCCAGCAGCGGCAAGTGTTGACCCCCGCGCAGTACCAACTCCGGTAGTATCCGTTGCAACTACTCCGATATTAGAAACCAAATTGGTCATGGACAAAAAAGAACTTGCATCTACACCATACCCAAATATAGCTTGCCCCGTACTGCCATACCCAGCAGCAGCAAGACCATACCTAGGAGTACCCACGCCAGTTGTATTAGAAGCAACTACACCTGTATTTGAAACCAAATTAGTCATTGACACATCAGTACTGGTAGAATCAAATCCATAACCAAATATGGCTTTGTCTGTGCCGTAACTAGTAGCGGCTAGATACCTTCTGGTAGTGCCCACGCCTGTAGTATCAGTAGCCACTACCCCAGTATTAGCTACCAAGTTAGTTATCGAGTAGTAAGTAGCCCCCGCTGCTCCAAACCCAAAAATGGCTTTATCAGTGCTGTACCTAGCCGCAGCAGGGGAGGCTCTAGCAGTGCCAACACCCGCCGTATCCGAAGCTACAACACCAGTATTGGAAACAAGATTGGTGATGGCAGTATTAGTACCTGCTCCTATGTACCCAAACCCAAAGATGGCTTTATCACCGCCATAAGAAGACGCGGCTAAATAACCTCTAGTAGTACCTACGCCCGTTGTATCTCCAGCCACTACGCCGGTGTTGGACACGATGTTAGTTACAGACATAAGCCCGCTACTGTTTTCACCAAACCCAAACATAGCCCGCTGAGTAGCAGTGCCGCTAGGGTAGGTAGGTGCTTGGTTCGGGAACGCAGCATCAGGCGGGGTGAACGTGGCCGTGTACCGGCCTATGCCCTTGGTGACTCGTAAGTCGTCTATGTAGCCGTTGAAATATACCGGAGAAGACTCAATATTTCTACCTATTACAAAGTTTCCTGTAGGATTTTGAGCGTTTGTGTTGGCCGCGCTGTAAACTTGAACACCTGCAATAAACAACTTTAGCACACCAGATGTACGCGATACTGCTACATGCGCCCAGGCATTTAATGTAAGGCCTGAAGAAGATAATTGCACACCACTAGCGTCATACCAATAAATTTTTCCTGTACTGGAGTCAGTGAATAAACCATAAGATGAGGCGGTGCCAACACTTCTTGCGTCTATGAGAGTGTTAAACCCGGCAAAACTGTTGGGGTATACCCACATCTCAATAGTAAAATCACCAGTGCCAAAGCTAAACAAAGGTTTGTTTGGTGTAACGAGCGCATCACCAGCACCATTGAACTTCATTGACCCAGTACCATACTTAAACACACTAGTACTGATCTGCGCCGAAGCCACCGTCTCAAGGTTATTGAGTATCGCGTTGTCGTAAATCGCCCCGTTGCTCATGCCCAGCAGCAGTGCCGTGTTTGTGACTGCGGTCAGTGGCGTTGTGGGGGGCGTGAAGGTCGTGCCGCTGGGGTAGAGGCAAGTGCCGTTGACTAGGCGGAAGTTGGAGATGTAGCCTGCCAATCCTTGAGTAAAAGCAGCTTCTCCGTTTTGTCCTAAAGCCAAAAGACTTGATGAATTATTTAATGCCGTTGCGCCAGCAATAGCAAGTGTGGCTCGTTGAACTCCGTTAACATATATTCTTAGCGTATTTGTTCCAGTATCCCTGACCCACGCTAAATGCACCCAAGTATTAGCCACCACTTGACTTATGGCGGTTCCAAAACTAATGTAAGTTGCCCCGCTATAAGATTCAAACTGAACACTTGTGCTTGATATATACAACCCAAAAGCTGTTGATGCGGCAGATTGGGCTGAATCACATTGCCCCGCAATATACCGACCGCTACCAGATGGGTTGCTTATGTTTATCCAACATTCAACAGTAAACGCATTGCTTCCCAACGTAAACGCAGTACTATCAGGAACAGTAAGATAATCCCCCGTCCCATCAAAGTACGCAGACCCACCGTTAGTAGCAACAGAGTAGGGGTAGGTAGAGACGAACGGATTGAATGAGCCTTGGGTCGTGTTGCCGTTGCGGGTGACGGTGAAGTTGTTGGTGCTGGTGTCGAAGAACTGATTGTTGTTCTGCGGTACGTTGGTCTGTAGGGTCAGCAGTGCTGTGTTGGTTACAGCAGTCAGTTGGACTGTAGGTGGCGTGAAGGTAGTGCCGCTGGGGTACAGGCAGGTGCCGTTGACTAGGCGGAAGTTGGAGATGTAACCTGGGAAGTATTGCCCTGCAAAATCACCGGGTCTACCAACTGCAAACAAACTAGCGGAGTCATTTACTACGCCTGTGGAGATTGATGCGGTAGCAGATTGAACCCCACCTACATATACGCGCAGCGTAGCGCCATCACGAACAGCGGCAACGTGCGTCCAAGTATTCAATGGCGCGGTTAACGTAGTTATTGGTTCTAGGCCGGAGCCGCTGTTGTATGCAGCAAAAAAATCTATGCGCCCATCGCTAAGTCTAGAAAATACAATAGAAGTGTTTGCGTTTGCAAAAGCTGCATTTGTTTGCCCGCATATGGCCCCCTGCGCCGCAGAAGTTGCATAAATCCACGCTTCTACCGTAAAGTCGTTAGTCCCCAACGTAAACGCAGCATTGTCAGGGGTCGTAAGATAGCTTGACCCATTAAAGTACCCAGACCCGTAGGACGATGGCCCACCAGTGAATGGGGTTAGCGTACTTGCCTGTACCGCCCCTACAGCAGTGATCGGGAAGACGTTGGTACTTGTGTCTTGGTTGAACTGCTGGGCGCTATCCCCGTGCAGGAGCATGGAGACGAAAGGCCAGTACACATCTGTGACCTTGGCGAGTGCGCCAGTCAGAAACGAGTTGAGTGCTGCGAACATTATGCAAACGCCTGTGATGCGTTACCGTACCAGCTAGTGCCAATGTAGACAAAGCTGATAATGTCCACCGCGCTTGCCGTTGCTGTGATAGTCGGCACAGTGCCGCCGGGCCATTTGACGCCGGTGAAGGTGGCTGTAGTCATGCCTGTTGCGGCCTGCGTCAAGCGTAGGATGAATGAATTCCCTGCCGTGGGGGATGTTGGCATTGCGAACGTACAAGGCGTTGAGGCCGTCAGCGTAGCGGTGACAACTGTGCCCGCTGTGATGACGATTGTTGCCGTGCCTGTAACCGTTCCCAGCGCAGCTACTGACTCAACGTATCCCGAGATCGTCGGGGTTGTCAGCGTTGGCGAGGTAGAGAAGACCAAGTTCGTGCTGGTCGTCCCCGTGGCACCAGAGGCTGTGTAGCCCGTGATGTTGTTGAAGGATGTGATGCTGGCTGTGGTGGCGTTGGTGCCCCCGTTGGCGACCGCCAGGGTTCCTGCCAG